CTTCACCCAGGCGCAGGCAGCAGCCGAGCCGGAAGCAGGAGCGTAACCGATGACGAGTCCCGCACAGCGTCACATGATGCGGGTCTCGGCCTCAACAACCACGCAGGGGGCCGCAACCCCGCTGCGACATGCCACTGCCTACGAGCAGATGCTGGTTAAGCTGGCCGCAGACCAACGCACGCTAAAAACCATCCATTCGAAAGAGCGCAAGGCCGAGATAAAGCGGGAGCTGTTGCCGTTCTATGCCCCGTGGGTCAGTGGCGCGCTTGAGCAGGGCAAGGGCGCGCAGGACGACATTCTGATGACGGTGATGCTGTGGCGTCTCGATGCCGGTGATATCGCCGGTGCGCTGGATATTGCCCGCTATGCCTTTCAGTTTGGCCTGGCTATGCCGGGGAAACATCGCCGCACGCCGGTGTATATGTTCACCGAGGAAGTGGCGCTCGCCGCGATGCGCGCCCATGCCGCCGGTGAACCGGTTGAGGTGCAGCTGTTGCTTGACGTGCTGGCGCTGACTGAATCCGCCGACATGCCGGATATGGTGCGGGCGAAGCTGCACAAAATCACCGGTCTGGTGCTGCGTGATGGCGGTCAGGTAGCTGATGCGCTGGCGCACCTGCAACGAGCAATGCGCCTCGACTGTCAGGCGGGCGTGAAAAAAGAAATTGAACGGCTTGAGCGCGATCTGCGCCCGAAGCCCGAGGCGAAACCGGCCCCGGCGGCATCGCGCCCGCGTAAAGCAAAGAGCGCGACACCGGCTAAACGTGGCCGACCGAGAAAAATCGCCAGTTAACAGAATGCGCCCCGCGCCGGGCGGCACGCCGGTCAATGATGGTGTTTTCACCTTCCCTGCGACCGGCGTCCACCGCCCACCTATAACCCGAGGTTGTCATGACGACACTTGTAATTAACACCCCGGCACAACAGCGTGAGCAGCTGGTCATTCCGCCTGTGCCAGTAGACGAGCAACCCATCAAAAACACGCCGTTTTTTCCGGATATCGATCCGAAACGGGTACGGGAAGAAATGCGGCTTGAGCAAACCGTCTCAACGGTGCGCCTTCGCCGGGCAATCAAGACCGCTATAGCCGAAACAAACGCCGAGCTGAGCAAATGGCGTGAGTATCAGCAGGACACCGGTTATGCACGGCTGGAAGATGTGCCGACCGATAAGCTCGATGGCGAAAGTGTCCGGGTTTTCCACTATGTCAACGCCGTGTGTGCGATGACAGCCGCGACGCTGTACGAGCGTTACAGGGGTGTGGATGCCAGCGCGAAAGGCGACAAAAAAGCCGACAGCATAGACAGCACTATCGATGAGATGTGGCGGGATATGCGCTGGTCAGTTGCCCGAATCCAGGACAAAGCACGCTGCATCGTCGGGCAAATCTGATGCGTGTCGTTGCGCTGCAGGGGGACACTCTGGACATGATTTGCGCCCGGTATTACGGGCGCACTGAAGGGGTGTTTGAGGAAGTGCTTACCGCTAATCTGGGGTTGGCCGGGATGGGGGCGGTACTGCCGCACGGTACGCCGGTCGATCTGCCCGAAGTGCAGGCGGCCCCGGTATCAGAGACTGTAAACCTATGGGACTGAGTATGGAGCGAATTACATCGTTTTTAGCCTACTGGCTGAGCGTGGCGCTGGCCGCGTTCGGGGCCATGACACCGCAGGACGTCGCCGCATGGTTCGGCGTGCTGGGTGTGATTTTTACCGTTGGCGTCAACTGGTACTACCGGCACCTGAGTTACCTGCTGGAAGCCAACAAGAAGCAGCCTGTCATCATCGCACCCCCACCAAAGAGGCCGTGAATATGTCAGTGATTAAACGTTGCAGTGTGGCCGCCGTGCTGGCGCTGGCAGTGCTGTTACCCGACTTTCACCTGCTTCAGACCTCACCGGAGGGGCTGGAACTCATCGGCGATCTGGAGGGTTGCCGCCTGCGCCCTTACCAGTGCAGCGCCGGGGTATGGACGTCGGGCATCGGCCACACTGCGGGGGTGGTGCCAAAAGGCGACATCACAGAACGGCAGGCGGCGACAAACCTGATTGCTGACGTGCTGAATACGGAGCGGCGTCTCGCAGTCTGCGCGCCGGTCGTAATGCCGCAGCCGGTCTATGACGCCCTGGTCAGCTTTGCTTTTAACGTCGGCACCGGTGCGGCGTGCAAATCAACGCTGGTCGGTTTTATCAAGCGTCAGCAGTGGCGGCAGGCGTGCGATCAGCTGCCCCGCTGGGTGTTCGTGAATGGGGTCCGGAGTCAGGGGCTGGAAAACCGTCGCGCCCGTGAAAGGGCAGTATGTGTTAAGGGAGCATCATGAAAGTGTTGGCTGCATTACTGGTTATGGCTGTGCTCGGGCTGTGGTGGATGCGTCACGACAACGGAAATCTGCGGCAGTCCTTTGAAAAGGCAAACCGTGTTGCCAGTGAGCAGGCGAAGGTGATCGACATGCTGAAAAACCAGCTTACTGTCGCCGTCACGAAGGCGAATAAAAACGAACAGGCGCAGGCCGCGCTGAATCAGAAGCTGAACGCTGCCGGTGAACGGGCGTTACGACGCGAAAACACTATCACGAGGTTACTCAATGAAAATGAACAGTTTCGCCGCTGGTACAGTGCTGATCTGCCTGATGCTGTGCGCCGGGTGCACGTCCGTAACGCCTGCGCCTCAGCCGGTGATTGTTTACAACAGTTGCCCGAAAGTCAGCCTGTGCCCGATGCCGGGCATTGATCCGAAAACCAACGGCGATTTGAGCGCCGATATTCGCCAGCTTGAGCGCGCATTAGAGAGTTGCGCGCTACAGGTTGAAGTAGTCAAGCAATGCCAGGACGAAACAGATGCTGAAGCCAGACTCGCTACGCCAGGCGCTGAGTCGCGCCGTTCCGACGCTGCAAAATAACCCTGAAATGCTGCGGCTGTTCGTTGATAACGGCAGTATCGCCGCCACGCTGGCCGCGTCGATGTCGTTTGAAAAACGCTACACGCTTAACGTGGTGGTGACCGACTACACGCAAGATATCGATCTGCTGCTCGTGCCGATCATGGCCTGGCTGCGGGAAAATCAGCCCGATATCATGACCATCGACGAGGGGCAAAAGCGCGGGTTTACGTGGTACGCCGATATCAATAACGACAGCAGTATTGATATCAGCATCAGCCTGATGCTCACCGAGCGCACGCTGGTTAAGCAGCAAGGGGACGCGCTGCATGTGCAGAACATCCCCGAGCCGCCACCGCCGGAGCCGGTAACGCGCCCGCTGGAGCTGTATATCGCTGGCGAACTGGTGAGTAAGTGGGATGAGTGACTTACAGCCCTTCGAGGATAAGCTCGCCGCGCTGATTGCCACGCTGTCACCGTCTGGCCGTCGCCGTATGGCTGCGGATATCGCTAAAAAGGTGCGGGCCGGGCAGCAGAAGCGAATTAAATCGCAGAAAGCGCCGGATGGCACGCCGTACGAGGCGCGAAAGCGTCAGCCCGTGAAGGCAAAAAACGGACGGGTTAAACGCCAGATGTTTGAGAAGCTGCGCGCCAGCCGCTACCTGAAGGCAAAAGGGACAGACAGCGCGGCGGTGGTGGATTTTACGGGGAAAGTGCAGCGCATCGCCCGCGTGCATCAGCTCGGCCTGAAAGACCGACCATCCCGTAACAGCGAGGAGGTTATCTACCCGGTGCGTCAGCTGCTTGGCTTTTCAAAAGATGATAGGAAGATGATAGAAGAAATAATTTTCAAACAATTAACATGAAGAAATAGTTAAGGTGGAGGTTTTACTCCACCCTGGTGTCTAATTTTTTCCGCCTTTTATTGAACTAATTAAGGTGGCAATTTGTTCGATTCCATCAAATGTTGATGGTATTTTTTCTTCGGAAGTCATTATATTAGAGAATATGATGTCTTCAAATTTTGAAAGTGGATTATTTTCTCCACTTTTGATTTGCTTGGCGTACTCCGCATAGCTTTGAATAAATCGGCAAAGGCTTTTTCTAAGTTCTATTTGTGATAGTTGCGCTCGAATTGAATTGACATTATTTAACGCTATCCTAAAGTAGTATATTAAAATTAACATTAGTGAGAATAATGGAATTGATTTTATCAGGTGTGTCAAATTGTCTATGGGAGTAGTTGTTTTTAGCAAGTATGCTAATTCTATGCATAATGGTAATGGGATGAGCGCGCCAAGAATATACATGCCGTATCTTGCTGTTTTTAACTCTTTGCCTTTTATTCTTCCGAGCTTAGAAAAACCAGCATAAAGACCCACGAAATTGAAGGCAGACTCATGCTTTTCTAAGGTCGCATGAAGCTCACTAACTTTCTTCTCTTTATTGTTGATAAATTCTTTCCATTCTTCTTCTTTTTTTTCTGCCTGCTCACTTTTTGATAGATAATTTAGATATACTCCAATGTCTTTGCTGAAAACTATTTTTTTAACAATCTCTAATGGCATTGTGTATAATGCATACCTTATCATATTATTAGCAGAGTCACTAAATCTATCAATATTTGATATCGCAAAATTCTGCACATTCCTTCGAATGTGTGATGGTTCACCATTGTGAAAGGTATTACTTTCAAGTACAAATAGAAAACAATAAGCGAATATAATCTCCTTGTCGTAATTGCTTAAGCTTCCCGCCTCTAGTTTTATGATAAAGTTTAGACCGTGCTCATCAATATTGAATTGAGTAACCTTATCCCAATGCT